GTTTCTTGCATTTTTCTTTCTCCTATCAATAAACAAGGGCCCGAAATACGGGCCCTTGATTCGAAGTGTCGAAGAACCGATTAAAGCAGGGAATTGAAGCTGTTCGAGTAATCGACAAGCTTCTTTCCGTTCCAGGCTTTCAGCGTGTTCGAAAGGCGGTTGACCTCGAACACCTGCGCGCCGTCAACGTACAGCTTGTAAATGAATACCTCGAACGTGCAATCGAACTCGGAAGCGCTGCCGACCTCAACATCTGCCGTGGGCATGTACGCTTTCGGAAGGCAGCTAACCTCAACCTTGCAGCCGACCGGCTTAACATCGCCGGCGCTATCGACCTGATCCTGTACCCACTTGATAAGGAAACTCTTCTTACCAGGCGAGCACATACGCGGCGCGTACTTGTCGATACCGACCTTGGTAATGGTCATCTCCATAGATTCGAGCGTGTTCAGAAGCGGGATGTTCATAGTTCCCATGAGCCCGCCAATATCGGCCTTGACCGGAACGATATCCGGAAGGCTGATCTTGTAATCGTTGCCCACGAGCTCGCTATTCTGATAAATTGTCGCGGCCTCGATCACGGAAGTCTTATTGATGAAATTAGCCATGGTTTATTCCCCCTCGCTGATGTAGGCGTCGAAACCATCGGTCGTGTACGCCACGATCGCGCGCGCCGTCTTGAATTGCGGCGTCGGAGTCATGGACATATCCCAAGTGAACACGCCCTGAACGATATCGGTAGTCGTGTTGTTCGTCGGCGTGAACACGACGGTTGGCGTGCCGACAAGCGCGCCCTGCGCCACAAGGCCATCAAGCAAAGCCTGCTCGTTGAACAGAATCGTTTCCTTCAGGGCAAGCGTCATCGGCTGATCGATGCTGTCAATCCAACGGGTTTGGAATCCGTTGATGACGTAGCACAGCATGCGGATGTTGGTATCGAAAATCGCGCTTGCCTCAAGGCTAGAACTGCCGTTGATGAAGCCCGCCGTATGACCGCCCCACAGACGGACGCGCCCGCCCCAGGCGATAGCGGTAGAAATGCCGTACTCGTTAAGATCGTTGCCGGTTTCAAGGTACATCTTAACGGTCGTGCCATCAGCAAGGCAAATGCCGCCATCGGCAACGGCAACGTTCGAAGCCGTTTCGAAAGGCACGCCATCATGAACCGCATCGTTGCGCACCATCTCACGCGCGAACAGCGTTGAGAGATGGTAGATATCGCCGGACGTATCCTTGACGCACGGCCAACAAACCTTAGAGAACTTCGAGGTATAGCCGTTCGCGGCCTTCCAAGCGATAGCCTCTTCGAGCGTATCGGCAGATGCGCTAGTCGGAATGTCGGCGAGAACGAAGCCGAAGAAATGATCGTTAATCGCCTGCGCCTTCGAAACGAGAGCGGCGTAAACGCTCGCGGTATCAGACCAACCGGGCGCGATCAGCATGTTCGGCACCACGTTTTGCAGCGGGTAAAGGTCATCAACGGCTTCAAGCGCGGCTATGACCTGAGCGGCCGTGACGTTTGCGGGAGTGACGCGACGGTAAGTGACGGTCTTAGCACCGGTTGCACCAACCGCCGTGATGGTGGTCACGCCGGTAGACCAGTCATAGACGGCCGAAGTGTTAGCGGCCGTGATACCGGTAACGGAAATGGTCGAAAGGATTGCAAGATCGTCCTTGATCGTGCCCACGCCGTCAGTGAACGTCACTTCTGCTTCGGTGTCGGTCGCTGCCTTGTGCGTCGCGGGATCGAGAACGTTAATGCAGTACAGCCCGCCGATGTTGCCGGAAGAGCCACCAAGAAAAGCCTGCATGACCTCGCAAAGCGTGAACTTCTCCCAATCGGGGCTATAACCATACTTGCTCTTAGCGGAAGCGTCGGGCATCGGCAACGGCACACCTACAAGATTGCCGCTGTCAGCGACAAGATGCACCGGAAGCGTGCCGATGGCAACTACTGCCGTAGACGCCTCGCCTACGTTGGCGATAACGGCATCCTTCATCACGCCGTATACGCCATGTTGATAATCTGCCATGGTTTCATCTCCTATAACATGTCTTGAAATCTCTTGTTGGCTTGCGGGGCCCGAATAAGAGTGAAATCGACCTTGCCGATCCAGTACGGGAACATATCCGGTATCTCGCCGTCGATCTCGTACAAGCCGTATTCAACGCCGGTGTTCATGTCAATCGCGCACCCTGCGATCGTCTCGGCCGTCTCGATCGCGTCAGCGATAATGCCTAGACCGTTGAACAGGTCGCGCCATCCGTCAGCGCTGCGAACGAACACGGGCGGTTGCGCGGGCTCTTCGCCTTCGGGCTCTTCGGTTTCGCCTTCCGGCTTAGGTGGGTAGAAGTGGCCCGGTGCCCAGATCGTAAGCAGCAGTTCCAACTTGATTTCGCGCGTGCTCTGCTTGGCATCCAAGCCATTGAGAAAGCGAACCGCGATGCTAGGCGCTTGATGCTCTCCGTCCATGAGCCGTTCGACCGAAGACACGAACAGCATGAACACAGACGGATGATCTAGAACGACCTCGATTTCATCCACCGCCCCATCATCGGGCGGCACCAAATAAACCAGCTTCGGCGCGATCGTGGATTCCACCCAAGCGGCAACGTTGTCAAGCGTTGTCGCTAGAGTCTGACCGCCTATCATCGCGCCCTCTGCAATGCGATCTCGCTAATGCCGGCGCGGTCTTCCCAACTGATAACAGTCCAGTCGTGTTGACCGATCATAAGCGCGTCACCCGGTTTTCGGATTGCTGGCAAATCCTCGGTTCGGGCATACATCACCATGGCATCGAGTCCAAGCGCGAATTGCGTGTGGCCCGCCATCTCGCCAAGCCTATCGGAATCGAATTGAACCTTGATAGACTTGCCCTCAACGATGGCGGTTTCCGCGAAATCGTCCAAATCCAGAACCACGTCGATATCGGCAACGATGGTTTCTTTAAGCGTTGGCATCGCTTTCCTCCAAAGCTTTCACGATCTCGCCGACCTTGGCGCGCGGGGATACCTCCAAGCCGCGCGCCATGGCTAAACGCAAGAGATCGTCTTTCTTCATGTGCGCGTAATCGGGCGCTTCGTCTGCCGAATCTTCAACCGCATCGCGCTTAACGGTCTTGACCGTCTTGCTCGCGGCTTTCGGTTCCTGGAACTCGCCAACACGTTCGGCGGTTCCATCCAAAATAAAAGCCGCCTCAGCAGCGGCATCGAAGAAATCGGTTTCGGTTCCCTTCGGGAAGCGCCCCAATCGCCTGAGCAATCTGATCATCGCGGCACCTCAGCTTTCAGATCGGGCGGTTCCTCGTCCTCGAACTCGCCCGCTTCGGGCTCTTCTTCGGGTTCGTTCTCGAACTCATCGATACGCGCCTGAAGCTGTGCCTTGTTCCCGCGATCGGACAATCCGAGCTCGCGGCAACGCGCCTGAAGTTCAGCCTTCGTCGGCTCCTTGGCGATCGGCACAAGCTGCCCGTTATCGTCTGCCGGCTCTTCGTCGGCGTCTTCCGGGCGCATGGCCAAACCAGCAGAGATTAGCTTTTGCTCGTCTTTCGCTGAAAGGCCGTCGATCTTATCGCCCATCGAATAGACTTCGAGCCCTTTCACGATCTTTCCGTTCGTAACAATAAGCATGACGGCCCCCTAACCAGATTAAGCAAGTGCCTGAACGACGCGCCACGAATCGAGCGCGTAAGGATGCGGAAGCGGCGCGCTCTTCATCTCGATGCGGCGTTCGTCAGACTTCGCATCGCTCAGAACGCGCGGCACCATCTCGGCGGCGTAGGTGTGGAACTTGCCATCTTCCTGTTCCATCTGAGTGATAGAACCGAACTTCATAGCGCCGAAGCCGGTGCGCGGCATGACGGCCGCATACTTCGGGTTGAAGTAGCTAACTTCGTTGCCGTTAACGGTTGCCTTGGCGTTGTAGCTGTAGATGTTGAGTGTCTTACCGCTGAAGTTCACCGATCCGATGTAGCCAACGCCGGGGAAGTTCGCAACTTCGGGGTTGATCTGCCCGATGTTGAGGTTAGCGGCGTCAAGCATCTTGACCATCTGAGAATCGGTCATGACCAGCTTAACGAGCGAAGCACCAAGGATGAGATCGAGATCGCCATACTCGGCGTCGATATCGTTGGCCATGTCGGAAATCTGGCCATAGATCGAAACGCCGGCACCATCCCAATACTCAGGATTGTTGCTGCCGTCAAGGAACGTCATCTTGTTACCGAAGCTGCCGCCGCTGTAATACTTGAAACGCACGGCATC